TGCTATACGCCAGAGCAATATGTCAAATCAGCGTCGAGGGTTACGACCTACACTGATTGTCTTACAGCGGGTGCATTGCCAGAGGCCGTCCTTGATATGTATCCATTTGCATGGATAGAATATGCATAGCCAGCGCATTATGGCTTGGTAATCGTTAGCTTGCTGCCGCACAGAATGAATATGACTGGGCCGTAAATCTTAACGCCGTCAGTCATGGTCATGCTTTCAGTGTAATTCGGCGGGGTGACGGTTGTAAAAGGGGTCGTGTAAATCTCATTCTTTTCCACGCGGAATTGGATGCATTCGGTGGAGTGAAGACTTGGAGGAATGTCGATAGCCAAGAGATAGCTCCTCCGATGGTGACAGGGACGAAACTGTTTGATTCGTTAGGGGACGCTCCAGCTTTTCAGCTACCTAACGAACCCACCGGAGGGCCACCCAGGTCTCACTCGTACGAGATCTCGACCTTAGTCACCAACTTGCTAAACGTGCCCATACTCCTGTGCCCCCACGCTGTTGGATATAACCATCGAGGCTATATCGTATAGCATCAATCGCATGGTTGAATTTGTCAACAAGCTTTGGCAGAATGTCCTCTGTCTTTTTGTCTTGCTGATACGAGTATAGGCGGAACTCCTGGGCGGTGTTTACGCAGCGGGGATGGATGACTATCTTCTTGAAGCCCTTCAGATGGGCGATACCGTCCTCAACGCTGCCCGGCCACTTCTCTGCGGCGCTGATGTAGAAGCCGCGCCTCGCTAGATAGGAGATAGTTTCGGGGCGTGAGTTGTCAGCTTTGATTGGCCAGTCTTTTGCGCCCTCGATACCGTCATACACAACACCATTCTTTTCGGCGAGGCCACCAGCGAACAGCGCTGGTATATCGTCAATTTCAACGTTGATGGCGTAGGCTTCCTGATCGACGTATAGTACCTCGTCGTGGATGAAGCATCGTATTAGAACGGTTGGATCGTTGGCAAAACCCCAGTCGGCGCCGAAATAGAAGCGGTCAAGTGTTTCTGGGATTTCAAATGTCTCTACGACAAACCGATCTTTAAATACTGATGCATTGCTGATCCGACGGCAAAAGCCCTCCCATACCCAATCGTAAGCGTCTGGATCGAGTTGCAGCATGCGCTGGCGCTGCTTCTCGAGTTCCTCCGGAAACCATGGATTGTCGCGCCAAGACACCTTTCTAATAAGTGCTTCTGACTCTGGCGGTGGCTGGACAACAAAATGCTGATAGATAGGATCATCTTCCTCTTGTGGATTGAAGCTGATCCATATCTCGCTGCCGGATTCTCGGATAGTCGGATCTAGATTGATCCAACTCTCTTCCGACATGGCCTGAGCCTCTTCTATCCAACAGCGTGTCACACCTTCGAGTGACTTGATCTCTTGGATATTGTGATGGGTACCCTTGAAGATGAACTCGCTGCCGGTGCGCTTGCAAGTGATGCTGCGCTGCTGGATCTCAAAGTATTCGTCAAGACCAAGGCGATAGATTTGAGATGTCAGCGTGCGGTGCACAGAATCGGCAATACTTGTCTGAAACTCGCGTGTGCACAGTATCAGGTGTTTCTTCTGCATTGCTTCCATCAGCAGGAAGCGGGCGAACTGCCATGACTTCGCTGAACCACGACCACCGTAAAAAACTTTGTACCGCTTTGGTTTGGCCAGGTCGGCGAAAGCAAGCGGGTAGTCAAAGTTTACCTGTGTCTGAGCTTTGCGGGGTCGTTCAAGTGTTGTGCTCATTCTACATCTATCGGAACAAGGTTAGGCTTCGGTGGTGTAGGTGTAACGTTTTGAACGAGCGTCACAGGATTATAGATTATCGTTGGAGCCGGCATGTCTTCCGAGTGATCTGGAGCTGGCAATGGCTTGAACCACTCAGCGCTGCGCCTGGCACGCAACCATAACGCTGCTGCGCCAGTATCCGGTGGATAGCGCCTAGTGTATGGTACTTCCACAACGTTGCCAGTGTCTTTGTCGTAAAAGATCTTCACGTCGGGATGGCTGTAACCACAGGCACGCTTATACAACGAATGCGCAACATTGGCATCGGCGATATCACGGCCTGCTTCCACCGCATCACGGAACCCATCCTTGGTCCTGTACCAATCGTCAACAGTCTCGCGCTTCACCTCAAAGATGCGCGCAAGATCCTCGTCGGTGCATGACATAAGGCACAGTTTATAGACAAGCTCAAGAAAGGCTTCGTGATAGAGCGACTGACGCCCACGCCCAGATGTCGGCGGTGGACCGGCCTTGCCTTTATCAACGATAATAACGCGCGTTGGATTTCTCATCCGCGCATGAATGTCCGGATTAATCTTCGCTCGCTTCATCGACCTTTACCACATCATTATTGCCTACGGCGACGAGCCGTTCCTGGCCCAGCATGCGCAATAGGACATAAACTCGGGAGCGCGGGTCAAGCCGCGCCAAGCCTTGAAAGTTTTTAAATGGACCGGAAAGCAATTTGACCAGATCACCGTCTTGAACTAGCGGCTGAACCCTTTCCGGCTGCTCCGGCCTCCCATGCTGCTGCAACTCCTCAACAAAACCAGCAGGCAATGGAATAGGCTTTTCTACGTCGGAAGAAAAAAGGCGCCTGACACCGACTGTATGTGGTATCGTACGCCATGCCATATCCATCACGTTAAAAGCGACAAACAAATAGTTGGGGAAAAGTGGACGTATGCGTTGCCGTTTGCGCTTGTCTACAATAAGAACTTCAGGTAAGTAAGCCTCGAAGTCCTGTTGGCGCAAATGGCTTAGTGCAACCCTTTCCCACATAGGCAACGATTGCACGCAATACCAACGTAGAAAATCAGGCAATCACCGCCTTTCGTAAACTGTTAGATGCTGCCGCACCCATATACCAATGGGATGTTTTGCAGCGTCACGCTGCAAACCTTTTAAAGCGTCGGAGTCAACAGAAGCAAGTGTCGAGCACTGCGGCTGGCGACTCAAATCAACGTGAGTCGCCCGAAGACGCGCATATTTGTTTATACAACAGCCAAAATTCTTCCGCACTTAGATCAGTTTCGTTAAGCCACAAACAGGTGGCGCAGAACATGTGTTTTGGGGGTTTAGTTAAGCTGTAATGGTAAACATGAGCGCCACAGCCTTCACAATCAAACTCAGCCGGATTAAAGTTCTCACTATGAAAACCTTCGCGACCCTCAATTGCCATTGTCGTTGATCTTTCTTTGGTGCATGGCAACATGCATGACAGCTTTAGACAGAGCAGTCAGCACTCCGTTGATTGACGCAAGCTTGACGATAATTATAACTGAAAGTAGACTGTTAAATGCGGACCAGACAAGCAGGAAAACAAAAGCCCAGAACCAAACATCAGTCTGTTGCATCTGGCTTATTCCTTAACTGATCTTTGAATTGATCGATTGCTGATGTTGCAACCGATACCTCTCGCATATCGCGCAAAGCAAAGTTGCGGTAGTCATTCCTGTCCAAGCAGAATGCATGGCAGAACCATTGCTCGCCGGTGTGATAGGTCGAGCTGCCAAACCAGAAGTTCTTGACTTTGGCGCGTCGCCATTCTGTTTCTAATTTGTAATTCGTGTAGTTAAATCGGATGATATCACCCGGGAAGATTTCCACCTTCCGCTGAGCAGTCATGGCTCTCTCCAGAAAAAGGGGAGCATGTATTTCTACACACTCCCCATCAATAGTTGGGTGAGAACTACCACCACCAAGCAACCAATCTAAATGCTTAGTGGTAAGACCCACCATTTTATTCCTCATCGGCCTCAAGCAAAGCAAACTGGCCCGCACCAATGAACGAGTTGATAAGCATTGCAACGTTACCATCGAGACCAACAATACCAAGCTGGCTTGGATCCTGTGGGTCGACGATGTTGGCGTTCGTTGCTGCCATCGCACATACAATGAGTTTGCAGTCGTTGTTGAACTTTTGCTTATACTGCTGGAAGACTGTCGTCGCATGCTTGTTGCCATACCACGTCTCGTTGTCAGTGTAAATAACGATGGCGTCATACTTCTCATTATTCTCGTAAGCATATTGAATAGGCGATGAGCAGTCTGTTCCTTCTGGCGTGCCGATAACCAAGTCATTGATAGTAAGCCGGTCGGTTATCGGCCTCGGCTGACGGGTATATGTAGTAAACAGACACGCTTGCGAATTGGTCTGCGGCCGACCCAAAGCCAGGATCATTGCTGCACCTGCCTTATCGCAACGCACCGGCGTTCCAATGCAGGGCGATTGCATCGAACCGGAACAATCAAGCGCATACAGCACACGAATGTCCGACCGCGGTTGTGCATTGACCAAGATCTCAAAGGCATCGGACAACGCTTTGACGATCTCCGGCTGCACCGGCCATGAACGTATTTGAGTATTGCGACGACCATGACGATCTGGCATATCTCTGCCTTCGCTATAAACGAATGCAGCGAGCATGACAGCGAATGGATGAACATGACCCTTCTTCAACCAATTAACGTCGTTCAACCTTTGCACAACGTAGTTGATTGCCGTACGCTCAGTAAGGATCGTTCGCTGCGCCAAACGCACTAGATTGCGCAGGAGAGCGTGCGGTGGCATTTTCGGCAGCAATTCGCGCAGCACTTCCAAATCGGCCAGCGCTTCGGTGGGCAAAGCTTCGCGCGGCATCCCATCGCTAATGCCAATTAACGCAGCAGTAACAGCAGTAGTCGGGTCATCTCTCACTGAACGCTGCATAAGATCAAAGTGCAGCAACGTCTTTGGGAGCAATGACTTTACCGGCTTGTCCACAATACGCGCATAAACCGCTGATTGCGCATCGGGATCGACTGCATCCTTTGGATCAGCATGGCTAAGCCGCAGCACGTCCTTCTGTGCCCAGCCATTACGCTGCTGGTATTTGATATACTGGAAAGCTGCCTGCTCTGGCGTGCGGCCGTTAAACCAATTGGCCATGATCCGCCGCTTGATCCGGCTGTTCGTTGAACCAACAGCTTTCAGGTATGAGACAAAGCTGAGCATCTGTGAGCCGGTGCGCAGCATGTCTTTAACGGCGTTTGCAGCAGCACGACGCACCTCAAGTTCGCCATGCTTGAGAACAAGCGCCATAGTAAACAGCGCTGGATCAACACGCGGAGCACGGTTATCTTTGAAGATATCCCGCGCAGCAAAGACTGTACGCAGTCCGTCTTCTTTGATGCACTCAACGACAACCTTGGCGTTGTCGACTGTCAGCTTGTTCTCGCCGACATAGTAAGTGCCACCATCGGAACCGAGAATCAGAAAGCGCTCGAGGCGATCCCAAATTGTCAGCTTGAAGGCATATCCACCAGCTTGGTTTGGTTCCATCTCTGCCTCACGGCCAAAGATGGGGCGCTGCTGGCCCGTAGCTGCAAACCGCTGGTAAGCGCGTGCCATAGGGAAGGCTCCTCTCTCCTTTTAATGATATACGAAGCAGGTGGTATGAAGAAAATGGATAAGCTGGGGTTTAGCGCTCTACCAACTGAGCTAAATCGGTTTCCCGATTGTAGGACTCGAACCTACGACCTCTCCATTACAAGTGGATAACCCAACTCAAGCGCCTCATACCACCCGGTCCCTCGCAAGGACTTGGACGGAACCATGAAGAAAAAGGTCAGACTGGGTGTTATCACCCAAAGATAACCCAATCCTAACGCCTCATGGTTCCATCGAAAGCTTTGGTAGGGCTTCGGCGGACTGTGAAGGAAATGGTCGGCATTGGATATTGTAGTCAGAGTTGCTGTCTGATATGATAACCAACACCTGTCGCCTCACAGTCCACCGAAACACTCCTAGTTAAAGAGGCGCGGAGAAATTGTTTGCCAGGGATATACAAGCCTTTGCTCTACCACTGAGCTACCTCCCCACTGTGGAGGAGGGAATGGAATTGAACCATCCGACCCAAGACACCCAACGATAACCCTAACTACCGCCCCGCACCTCTAAATTTTTGAAGCCTCCCTAAACTAGCGCGGAGAAAGTGACGGATTTGGGTGCTCATTTTCACCGATAACCCATATCCAGCGCCCCGCGGAACAAAGCATTAGCAGCACATCCATAAGAGCGCAAGCGGCTTTTCATGGATTATTTGTTGTCCTTTAACTAATTAATTTGGCGCGGTTCGACACCAGCGGCAACACTGATAATCTGTCCATCCTTCATACCTACACGAATAAACCGACCATTGATACTCAGAAACTGTTCCTCATCCAGATCCGAGAACCTTAACTGTCTTTTTACTTGTTGCGGGTTAAATCGTAGCAATTTCAGATCGCAATCAATTTCTTTGTCCCGAAAAAATTCCCAAATTCTTCTCGCTATATCAGCTCTTGGTTGATTATCAAGCCGTTCCCATCCTCTCATCGTATTTCGGTGAATTTTAACTGCTTTGCAAAATTCGTCATCTTCAATTCCATGATTTCGTAGAAGATCACCGAGGTATTTGAACTGCTGCTTATACAAGTACTGCTGAACCTCATAAAACTTCGGATCTTCATTTATTTTTCGCATGGCTACTTATCCTATCCAGTTATGATAGTTCACTATTCACTTCTTTCGCTTCAACATTTTTATTCTGCATATACCAATGTGCCACGCAAAGCCGCGGTATATAGCAGCAAGAAGAGTTGCTGCCACATACTACGCGGTTACGTCCCCTGGATCACCAGCAAAGGCCCCGCACGCAGCGACCGATAAATAGGAGCGGGCTCCGTATTAACCACACTGCGACCCGCAAAGACCCTGTGCGCTGCTCTCGTTAGCACAGGTGTTCTTCAGCTAGATGCAGAACCAGCTATCCCACCGCCGTAACGAGGTGACCGCGCGACATCTAACCCCGCGCGATGAAGGCTGAACGAGAGGGGTCATGCCAGGGTCAAGCCATACTGACGGCATGGATACCTACTGTACGTGAATGCAGTAGGTATCTGCTGGTATCAGCCGCCTGAACTGCAATGAGGGCATTGCAGTGGCTTTGCCCCATGGCAAAGCTAATCTGTGCCCATGTAGATTAGATGGCTTGGACGCTGACCTGGACAGTGACACGGAGCAGCCCAGCCTCCCGGTGAAATACAGCTTCCATGGAAACACACGCAGGCGCGCGAGGCAGCCCACGTTCGAATACCCTGTTCAACGAAATAGGCTGTCCAGTTTTGCATGAACAGCCCATTCCTAGCGTTTGTCAGTAAACGTCTATAAAATTACGGAAGTTAGTGAGGATGCCGTTATCAACCGCATTTTCAAATGCATCTAGCAGGCACAACAAATCCTCTTTTGGCAGCAAGGCTCCGAAAATGCGGTTGAACTCGCGCCATCCCTCGCCGATCTCGATGCGTCCACTTAAAACGTCAATTTTTAATCTACGAAAGTTCTGATTAACCGCGCCCTCGGGAAGCACGCAACGAGCCAGTCGGTATGCGTTATGCATAACATCGGATGA